TAAACCAGATTTGCAAGACAATCTAAACAAGGCATTCTTAGATGCCTTGGAAGGAGTAGTCTATGAACAAGATCAGAACATTGTTTGCATTAACAGTTTGGAAAAGTATTATGGGGAAACAGATAAGATAACCCTAACCTTAAAATATTAATGCTTGAAAAGTTAGCAGAGAACCATACCCTTTGGATAAAGATGGTTGTCAATATGGGATGTGATAAGCACATCGCAGAAGATATAGTACAGTCAATGTATCTTAGGATACACAGACTTGTTGCGGATGAAAAAAAGATAATGTACAATGATGATGAGGTCAATAGATTTTTTATCTATGTTACATTAAAAAATATGTTTGTTGATTATGTGAAAGCAAGAAACAAATATACGTTCTTTGAATATATGGAGACCGATGATGTGGAGGAAGGTCTTGAAGAGTTTGAGTTTGATGAGCAAGAGGCTTTCCATAATTTAGTGGACTCTATGTCAAGTGAGATAATGAGTTGGGAAAGATATGATATTATATTGTCTCAGCTTTACTTTAAGACAGACCTATCTCTTAGAGACATAGCCAATGGCTCTGGGATTAGTTTAATGAGTATATACAATTCTATTAAGAATTACAAGAATATATTAAATAACAAATTTATGGATGATTACCAAGATTATATGAATGGTGATTACCATCTAATCAAACCTAAAACAAAATGAAAGACGAAACCTACTACGAAGGATTAGACAAGCGTACTAAAGAGTACAAGGAATGGGTAGCCTCAAGAGAAGAAGCCGTAGCTTCTGAATCTACTGGACTTGGAGATACCATTGAAAAGATTACTACAGCTACAGGAATCAAGAAAGCAGTTAAGTTCTTAGCTGGAGAAGACTGTGGATGTGATGACAGAAAAGACACACTCAACAAACTATTCCCTTATAAAAAGATTGAGTGCCTTACTGAAGATGAGTACAACTATTTGGTAGAGCAGATGAAGAGACCTACTAATGTAGTTAGTCAGACTGTTCAGCTAAAGATGTTAAAGATTTACAATAGAGTCTTTAATGATAAGAAACAACCAACCTCTTGTGGGTCTTGCTTTAGAAGTACTTACAATGCGTTGAAAACACTTATAGATGAGTATAACCAGTAATTGGAAAGAAAAAGATTTATTTGATTGGTTAAGTAAGAACTGGTATACAGACTTGCTTAAGAGTAGAAATCCAATGAGTAGATGGGATTGTTATTCTCCTCATAAGAAACATAGAATAGAGCTGAAGTGTCGTAGGAAACACTATGACACTTTACTCTTGGAGAAGAAGAAGTACGATGCTATGATAATGGAAGTAGCTAAACATAAAGATATACCTGTGTATATTAATTCTACTCCAGAAGGTATTTGGCTTTTCAATCTACTGTTCATTAAGAAAGATTGGGAAACCAACTACCTAAACCCAGCAACTACTCAGTTTGCAAATACAAACAGAATAGCTAAAGAAGTAACATATTTAAAAATAACAGACGGAATAAGAATATTATGAATGATATGCAATTAAATTACTTGAAGACAGTATTGCTATCTCAGTTATTATTGGAGGCCAATGAAGGCCTCCGATTGACTAAGCAATACAAACAGAATGTAAAGCAACAAATCAACAAGCTGAATCAGATGTTGGAGGAGGTTGTTAGAGAAGAGTTCAACACAGTTTACGATACTGATCCAGAGATGGTGACTAACATCTTAAACAAGATAGAAGAACTTATAGATAAGATTAAAGGCTCATCCATAGATGAGCTTATAGTGATTAACTCTGTGGTAGATAAATACCAAGAGAACAAAGATTGGTTCAAAGAACACGCAGAAGCAGAATTTTTAAAGATAGATTGATATGAAATCTGAACAAGTGATAAAAGAGTTGGGAATGATATTTGACTCTATAGGGGAGGTATCATTCCTTCCAAAAGACATAGCTGCTGTAGTCAATATCAATGGCAAGATGGTTAAAATACTTTATGAAGATTTGCATAAATATAAATATAAAAATGGAGAATTTAAACTAAAGAAAAGATATGAGAGGTAACGCAATACATTACGAGGCTACAGGAGAATACGATGTAATAGATTTCTGTCAGCACTACAAATTATCATTCAACAGAGGCAATGTCGTTAAGTATATTGCCAGGGCGGGAAAGAAAGATGATGAGTTACAAGACCTATACAAAGCTAAGGACTATATAGAAAGAGAGATAGCTTTTGTTAGGGAACTTAGAAACAAAGAAGCACAAGATGAAAAAGAAGGAATAGTAAGTCCTTACAACTATAACTACAAGGAGAGGCAATAGCCTCTCTTTTTTTTCGCTTATGTTTGTTTATTAACAAATAATGTTTATATTTGCGTATAACATTTAAACAAATAACAATGGAAAAAACAATTAAAGAGTACGACATTACTTGGGAAGGCCTTGTATTTAGTGTGTGCGGTATCTATGAACCAGAAGAGAAGGAAAGCTACTTTGAGCCTTATGAAGTAGAAAGGTTTCATATATACGGCATCTATTTAGGCGATGCTTGTGTAGACTTTATGTTGAATGAAGCAACAACAGCACAATTAGAAGAAGAAATCTTAGAAACATATTACAGATGATAAAGTTATTAAATGGAGAGCTTTGGGAAGAAGAAGCGATACTAAAGAAAATGGTTGATGATAGTTTTTACTATGGTCATTTGGGTAAACACGCTTTGAGCAGCTCATCTGCGAAGAAGCTAATAGATAGCCCAAAGGCTTATCAGAAGAGTCTGTATGCCTCAAGTGATTCTCAACCATTAAGAGATGGAAGACTTGTACACCTTGCGGTATTAGAACCACACAGGTTAGAAGACTTGGTTGTTATTGAAGGAACAAAAGCCCTTAAGGCTTTTAAGGAAGCGGTAGCAGAACACGGTTCAGAAAGTGTTTATACTAAGTCAGAGATGGATTCAGCACATTGGATAGCTAAAGCTGTTAAGAGTTGTAATGAAGCTTACGACTTATTAGATGGCTGTACCTTTGAGGAACCAGCCATCAAGATGTTAAACGGATTACCATTCAGAGGTAAAGCAGATGCTATAAAAGGAAAGACAATTATTGACCTTAAGACTACAAGTAAAGGTGTGCCTAATTTTAAGTGGAGTGCTAAGAACTTCTCTTACGATCTCCAAGCTGCTCTATACTTATCTTTGTTTGATGCCGATGAGTTTATCTTCTTAGTAGTTGACAAGGATACTAAAGACATAGGTATCTTTGAATGTAGTGGAGACTTTATAGAGAGAGGTAGAGAGAAGGTAAGACAAGCTATGAATATTTATAAGCACTTCTATATAGATACAGACCCATTGGATTCTGTACGCAATTATGTACTTAAAGATATACTATGAGAACTATAACCATCTTGCTTAGTGGATTGACATCTATAATGTCAATCTTAAAGACAGTAGAAACTAATAACAATACAGACTCTATAGGAGACAATGGAAGGTCATACGGCATCCTACAGATACAGAGAAGCGTTCTAAGCGATGTTAATCGTATTTATGGTACTGATTACCGCCACAAGGATATGTTCTATGAGGAGGCTTCTGAGGAAGTATTTATGTTGTATCTTTGTTATGGAAGGGAAGTATTCCTTAAGAAGCATTGTAGATTCCCTACTGAAGAGGAGATGGTTAGAATGTGGAATGGCGGAATATACAAGGGATATAAATATAATCAAACTAAAGTTTACTATCAAAAGTATTTAGATGTCAAAGAAGGAATTAATAGATGAGTTTTATCATATGGCTATGTATGATTTAGCTCACGAGGTAACGCAACAAGACTTATACGAATTGCTTAAGGAGTACGAGAAGAAAGAGATGTACGAGCAATGTGCTGGCATCAGCCGAGCATTGAATACTTATAAGTTTGTTAAAGATTTTTACACAATTAAAGATAACAATGATAAAGGAGACTTTATCCAAATAGATTTTGAACAAGATGGAGATTAAATTAGATTTTATAATTGACACATTACAGAAGAAGACAGGGCTTAACCTTAGAAGAAACACAAGAAAGAGAGAATACTTTTTAGCAAGAGCTATATATTATAAGCTTGCTAAAGAGTACACAATATGTTCTTTGGATAAGATAGGTGCTGAACTTGGTAAAGACCACGCTACTGTATTGCACGGAATAAAGAAGTTTAACCTGGAGATGAAAAAGTATTATCCAGAACTTTATGAGTTGTATACTAACTTTAAGTTAAGATACCCAGTAGAGTTGTTTAATAATGATGATGACATTCCTGCTCCAGAGGAACTTACTGCTATAGTAGAAAGGATTAATAATATGGATAATCAAATCAAACAAAGGGATGCTGAGATTAAAAGGCTTAACCTTGAGATAGACTTGATGAAGCATAATGGCGAGGACAAGCGTAGCGATATAGTGAAGCTTGTCTCTGAAATACCAGAAGACCAATTACCTTTGTTTATGGAAAGAGTTACAGCAATGGTTAAAATGATGAATACTACAATAGTATGATAAAAATTAATCAATTAGACCTCTTTAGTGGAATCGGAGGATTCCATTTAGGATTTGAGAAAGCAGGATATGAAGTTCAATCTTATTTCTCTGAAGTAGATAAGTACGCAATAGATGTGTATAGTAATAATTTTAAAGATGCAAAATATGTCGGATCAGTTACAGATGTTCGTGGAGGAGACCTCCCAAAAATTGATGTTATCACTTTCGGAAGCCCTTGCCAAGACTTTAGCCTTGCTGGAAAACGTAAAGGGATGGGAGGAGATAGAAGCTCCCTTATTACCGAAGCAATACGACTCATCAGCGAGTGCAGACCAAGTCTTTTTGTCTGGGAAAATGTTAAAGGAACATTCTCCTCAAACAATGGCGAAGACTTTTGGGCAATTATCCAAGCCTTTGCCAACATTGGGGGTTATAGACTTGAATGGCAATTGCTTAATACAAAGTGGTTTCTACCCCAAAACAGAGAGAGAATCTACCTTGTCGGATATCTTACAGACGGAAGTGGAGGACAAGTATTTCCTATCGGAGAAGATAACAAGCAGGCTAATGAGTTACAAAGACAACAAGCAAATACCTGTACACTCACAACAAGATATGAGGCAGGAGGAAACGGAAGTTACATTGCTGAACGTAAACTCAATGCACAAGAAATAAACACTCATTGCAATCAAGCTGTTATTGCAGCTCAAAGAGGAAGACGTAATGGTCAATCATTGGAAATACAAAAAGAAAATCATACTAACACAATAACATCTGTATGTAAAGATAATTATGTGATATCTGGAACATTAAGAACTCATAATGATGGAAAAGGATTCAGAGAAATAAAAGATGGAGATTCTCCTTGTATTCCTGCGAGAGCAAGAGAAGATGGATCTGGTCAACCCATAATTGGTTATGATAATAAAATAAGGAGGCTTACTCCAATAGAATGTGAAAGGCTACAAGGCTTTCCAGATGATTGGACTAAGTTTGGCAATGAAGGAGAGATATCAGACACTCAGAGATATAAGATGTGTGGTAACGCTGTTACTGTAGATGTAGTAAAAGCAGTAGCAGAAAATTGTAAGTTTATCTTTAATGGCTAAAAAGAAAAAGGTAAACTACAAAATAGATGGAATGAACTACGAAGCACAGCATTGGTGCTTTAAGAATAACTACAGAATATACCCAGTAGTTGTTAAAGATGGTTTTAACATTCACATAGATGTGGGCCACAAGCATTATGAGATAGGTCAGCTCCTTAAGGAAGCTGACTTATACCAAGAGATATGGAACTTATACCAAACAATATATAACAAAAATAAAGATGCCAAAAGCAACTAAACATTCAAACAATATTAAGCCTACAGATGGTAGGAAAGGTAATGGAAAGAATAAGCAAGGAATAAAAGCTGTTCAAGTACAGAAAGCTAATATGACTCCTGCAAGGCTTAACCAAGCTAAGAAGGATCAGATAGGAACCTATGCTTTAAAAGCTATGAAGAAAGTCTTTGGCTCTGAGGCAGAAGCTTGGGAGACATTAGCAGAGAAAGCTAAGGACTCCTTTGCACATATGAATTTACTGTTTCAATATAGATATGGTAAACCAATGGACAAGGTTCCAGACAATAAACAAGACAAGAATAATGCACCAGTCATAAACTTCTTTGCATCACCTCAACAGATTCACGAGATGGAAGAGACGATAGACATTGACTCTGAGGAAGTTGATGTTGACAAGTTAAACGAATAGTAAAAACAGATTGGTATATTTTCAGTTATCATAGTATGACTGAAACACAAGAAGTTAAGATTCACGAGAAGTATATTCCACTATGGCAAAGCGATAGTAGATACTTTGTAATCACAGGAGGTCGTGGATCTGGTAAATCATTTGGAGTAGCCGTATTTTTATTAAACTTAACCTATGAGAGAGGACATAAAGTCCTCTTCTCTCGTTATACAATGCTGTCAGCACAGACATCTATTATCCCAGAATTTATAGAGAAGATAGAAATGATGGGAGTCTCTGACCAATTCAGAATAACCAAAGATGAAATTATAAATCTGACCACAGGAAGCTCTATAATGTTTAAAGGTATAAGAACTTCATCTGGTAACCAAACAGCAGCTCTGAAGTCTTTAAATGGAGTTACAACCTTTGTATTGGATGAAGCGGAAGAGCTTGTGGATGAAGATGTGTTTGATAAGATTGACTTCTCAGTTAGATCACAAGAAAAACAGAACAGATGTGTTCTGATTCTTAACCCAACTACTAAGGAGCATTGGATATACCAAAGGTTCTTCCAGACAAGTGGCATCCCAGATGGCTTTAATGGAGTAGAGAAAGATATTACTTACATACATACTGACTACAGAGACAATAAGTCTAACCTATCTAAATCATTCTTAGACCAAGTCTATGATATGAAGGCAAGAAGGCCTGATAAGTATGTACACCAGATACTTGGAGGATGGCTTGCTAAAGCAGAAGGTACAATTATTAAGAACTGGAGAGTAGGAGACTACATACAGACAGAAAAGACTGTCTTTTGCCAAGATTTCGGATTTTCAACAGATTTAACGACTCTTGTAAAAATTTCAGTAGACAAAGAATTAAGAAAGCTATATGTAAGGGAGTGCTATGGTAAGCCTGGGCTATCTACATCAGAAATAGCCTTTAAGAACAAACAAGAGTGCGGTACAGACTTAATTATATGTGATAACTCAGAGCCAAGGCTCATCAATGAGCTGAAGGCTCTTGACCTAAACATAAAGCCAACTATAAAGAAGCAAGGTAGTATTCTTAGTGGTATTGCACTTATGCAAGACTATGAGATGATAGTAGACAGACAAAGCCACGGAGTAATGAGAGAGCTGAATAACTATGTATGGCAAGAAAGAAATGAGAAGCCTATAGATAAGTTTAATCACTACATTGATGCGATTAGATATGGCTTACAATATTTAGTCCAAGGAATTAATTCTGGTAAATATGTTGTGAGATAAAAAAATATTTTCCGTAGAAATTTATTTTCCGTAGCTCTTAAACATAGTATGGGTCTGGCATCAAGCCAGGCCCTTTTTAGTTACTCTTAAACATAGTAGGGGTGAAATGGCACTCTTAAACATAGTACCCCCTTAAACATAGTAGGGGTCAGACCTGTCCCAAGCCCAGTACCTTGCAATGCCCAGTACCTTGTATAGCAATGTAGGAAAATTCTTACAAAGAAAATATAAGGTAGGGCGGAGTCTACTCTTTCGCCCTTGTTTCAGAGGCAGACCCTTATCTTATTACAAAGTAAAGATAGGGCCTTTTTTTAAGCTGGCAAAAACTTTAACATAATTTTAACATTTCTTTCTTATCTGTAATAATTATAAATAAGGGTCTAATTATAAGAAAAATTTGTTTATTTAAAAAAATATGCTTATTCGCGCGCCTGTTCTTATTAATACAAAGATCTTTATAAGCTTCAAAAAAAAACTACATTATTTTTAAAATTTTGTAGGATTATTAAATAAGTTTTTTATATTTGTAGTGTATTAATCAATTAACAATAACAACAAATGAAAAATTTAATTCAATCTTTATTAACGCCAGCCGTTTTGATCCTTTGCGCAATTGCGCAAATAACTGTATTTAAAGCAAGCCAGCAACAAAGCGAAATTATTTTGATATTTTGCGGCCTTTTTTGCCTTTATACTTTTATAGATGTTTACACAAGTTTAACGACTAAAAACCAATAATAATGAGTAAAGCAATAAGCCTAATAAAAGCGCTCCCTATAAAGGAGCGCGCAAAGATAGCAGCAAGCCCAAAAGATTTTTTAATATTTAAGGAGGACGGATCCTACTTTTTTACTAACGATCTTTTAAGATACCGAGCGGAATATATGAAACGCAAAGGATCTTTTATCGCAATTTCAGTCATTAAAAACGAATTATAAAATGAAAAAAGTTAATTTATTAAGTCCAGGCAACACCAACAGCAAAACAGCTAAAAACAGCTTGAAAACCTTTATACTTTATTTAAGCCCTTATAACTATAACAGCAAAGGTGTAAACCTTTGCCCAAAAGCCTCTAAAGGTTGCGCGCTTGCTTGCTTATATACTGCTGGCCGTGGTGCCTTTAGTAGTGTACAGAAAGCAAGACAAAACAAAACAGAATACTATTTAAGAGATAAAAAAGGCTTTATAGCTAATTTATCAAATCAAATAATGAAAGAGTATTTAAAGGCCAAAAAAGGCAATTACAAAATTGCCTTTAGACTAAATGGAACATCCGATATTGATTTTGTTTATTTACTTAATAAATATGCAAATTTAGATATTAGCACCTTAAAAGATTTTGCGGTCTTTTATGATTACACTAAGATTTTAGGCAAAGCAAAAAAATACATTAATCATCCAAATTATACGGTTACTTTTTCAAGGGCAGAGGATAATAATGAGGATGCAAATGAAGCAATTAAATTGGGCATCAATGTTGCCGTAGTATTTTCTGGGGATCTCCCACAAAGATACAAAGGAGCAAAGGTGTTGGATGGTGATGCATCGGATTTAGTAATGATTTACAATAAAGGTATTGTCTTAGGCTTAAAAGCAAAAGGCAAAGCCAAAAAAGATAAAAGCGGTTTTGTAATAAATACAGAACTACCATTTTAATATTAATTAACTTAAATAAATAAATTATGAAAGATTTAAATCAAGTACAAAAGGCTTTAGAAGCAAAAGCAAAAAATGAACTTACAGAAGTAGTCAACTCATTTATTCAAGACCTTGACTCATTACAAAATAAATACGATGGAAGTTGTTTTTTTTATTTAACTGAACTCTCAGAAAGGGACAAAGAATGCAAAACAATAATGTGCGACAAAAACGAATTCAAACACATTCTTATAAATGCCTTAATTGAAAAGCATTCGGAATACATAGTAAAACACAAGACAAAAGAACTACTAAATAAATTAGAATTAATTTAAATTTATAAGATATGACAACAGAGCAAAGGGACAATGTTTTAAGCATTATAAACCAAACAACAACAGAACAACAAATGTACTTAATACAATGCATAGCGGACAAAATAATAATAAATGTTCCTACAGATGAGGGAATTAATTGTTGCACTTTATATGAACCGCATTTTAATATAAATTTGAACGGTATCTATATAGATATAAACATAGATTTGGATAAATAAACAGCCTTAAAATAGCCTAATACAGCCCCTTAATGGGGCTTTTTTTATGCTTCAGATCTGAATATCTTTTTTTGTAACTACTTGAAAAATAAAGGGAGTAGATTTGTGAGGGTTAGCCATCTCTTTTAAACCCCTTTTTAGCCCGTTTAAAGCCATATCTCTTTTGCCTAATGGTTGACAGCCTGGCTCAGAGTAAATGCGGTAAATGAACGTAAAACAAGCCTTTGCCTTCCTTATTACCTCAATTGAATGATTTCATCCCCTTTTGGTAGGGGTGGCCCAAACCCTGTGAATCAGAATCGGTTAGGCAGGTTAGAAAATTATATAGAAAATGGGTTTGTAATTGCAGACAGTAGCAAGCCCTTAAAGGCTTGCCTTTACTAATATACAGAAGGAATGGAGAGATGCACCCCCTATAACCTTAAATAAATAGATAAATGCTGGTTAAGTTGAATATTACTGGGGTGCTACAAAGGTTATGAAAGAGTCAGTAATGCAATTCTTAAGCAGACTTAGTGTACACGATCCAATAGGTGGTGTGCCTAAAGTGTAGA